TGAACCGGGTAAGGGAAGATATGTCTCTTTTTGGGGCTTAAATGAAAGAGCCGTGGACGGAGCAGGCTTTTGCTGCACTGATGAGAAATTATATCAGTGGCTCAATCGCCGTTGAGGATTCTCTCGACCTCTTCAATGCAGCAATTAACCTGTATTGCCTGAACTTTGTCGTTCTGACCCATTGCATTGAAGAATATCATGGAATTGCCATTAGAAACGGTATAGCTCAGCCAGCAGAGCGTCAGGATGCTGTCCTGAAGGTCATCGGAGCAAAGCCGACTACCGTTCCCAATCAAACTTAATTTCATATGACGAAGATTAACTTCAAAGCCATTGACAATGATATATGTAGTGGCAACGGCCTCACGGCATACGTAAGGCTTGGAGAGCTCATCGAAATGGACTTAGTGACAGAGCTCACCGACATCCGACACGGAATTGTCGAAGTGGAACTTACTGAAAAAGGTCTGGCCGTTCTTGCACAAGCTCCTTCCGAGCTTGATACAGATACTCCAGATAGTCATCGACATCTTCGTGATGATTCTGACTTGATGGGTTTACTAAAGTTGTGTCAAACAGGAAATCTCGGTCAAACTCAGGGGATTGTAAGGGGAAACCCATAATGTCGAAAACATAATCGATTAGCTCATCACTCACCCGCCTTAGGATACGGCGCGCAGCCGACATAGGCGCATATTTTTCTTGGGCCTTTACGTATTCGATATATGAATCCATCATATCGTGCACCAAAACAGAAGGATGTTTAACCATATTCGTAGTTTTTAGTTTCCACCCACAAAATTACGAAAATCCACCGGTATGGCATGAGCTGCTGATCGGATCGGCCCGGTGGAACAATTCAAACCAAACAATATAATTATGGATAAAATAACACGCATAGCAACCCGTGGCATAGCCGCGGAGTTCAGAGACATGAATGTCGGCGATGTCGTTCAGTTTCCCGTCGACAGATACAATCCGACGTCGGTGCGTTCGTGCACGGCGACGACGCTGCTGCCCGACAGGATGAACGAGGGCAAGGCATGGTCGGCCAGAACCGACTTCAAGACCAAGAGCATGATTGTCATACGAACGGCGTGAGGAATGGGACGGTTCAAGATTACATCTGTCAATCCCGCTGAAATCATGCTTGAGAATATCTTCCTCGCGCTGGAGCACGAGACTTTCAGCAAAGACATTTCGGCAAAGATCGTCGGAGGTGTCAAGAAACTTGAGAATCTCATCGCGGCCGGCAAGATCACGGCAGTGAAGGGCTGCAATGCCCAGAACAGCAAATGGAAGTGCAATGCGGCACAGGTTTTGCGACATTGCAGGAATATGAGAAAATGACTACCGCAAGTATATCGATTAAGACAGAAAGCCCGTGAGGGTCGAAGCAAGACATGAGATGGATGCCTGTAAAAGCCCGTGAGGGTCATGGCATCATTTTCAATCAAGCCCCGACAGCCGGGCGGGTTATCCCGGCTAACCCGGAACGGTACAACCAAGTGGCCAAGGTGACGCGGCATGCCATTGCCGCTGTGCGGAAACGCTTCGCAGGTTCGACTCCTGTCCGTTCCTCCATATATCTGTAAATACGACTATGATTTGCATTAAGGGAGTTTCCATCACAATCTCTAAATTCCAGTTGCCCGGGCGGTCTGTGAAGATAGCCCGGTATTACGGACGGTCAGTTTAGATGGCTGAAACACTGCCGAGGCGCGCCGACGCAGAGAGGCGGGTTCGACTCCCGCACCGTCCACACCCCAATTAGAATAGTATCATTAACGCCGGACAGTCCGTGAGGATAGTACGGTTACACGGGAGAATTGCACACGGCAAGTGCTACCAGTAGAGGCTGGCGTCGGTAAATACGGATATGGGCATCGCACAGGGCGACAGGGCGCATATCGAATAGCCGACAAGTTGGTTCGAGTCCAACTCTCCCGACTACATCATCAACACATCATCAAAATGGAAGTTAAACCTGAATTATCAAAGCGCATACACACGCGCACACGCGACTATTTTATAGACGCTGTCCGAGATCCTCGCGGCAAGCCCTATATGGCAATCTCAGAGCAGCCAACCAAAGGCAGTCCGAACCCCGGCAAGAAATGGAGAATATTCATCTTCCCGGAGAACTTAGACAGATTCGCCGAGGCATTTTCCGAAGTCGCGGAATATATCAGCAATGAGGCTAAAAAATGACGCGCTCGTGCTTCTCGGCTTAAGCTGCCCATATTGTGGAGATCCTACTAAACTCGTCGACGACTCACAGATCTACGGCCAGTCATACGGTTCCAAATGCTATATCTGTGAACCGTGCGGCGCATGGGTCGGATGCCACAGAAACACAGATAAGGCCCTCGGCCGAATTGCTGACAGGGAGCTGAGACAATGGAAGCATCAGGCTCACGAGGCTTTCGACCCTCTATGGAAAAAAGGATACTTGCCGCGGGCTGTAGCATACGAGATTTTATCTCTTGCACTCGGACTTCCCAAAGAACAGACACATATAGGGATGTTCGATGATAGCCTGTGCAGGAAAGTAATACGATTCTCAAATATAATTATCAAATACATCAGACACAATGGCAAGAAGAATTGAGGCCGGCAAGTTCCTCGTCATCGAGTGCACCGCCCGCGAACTCATGGACGCTGTCGGCACAGACGCCTGTCTCTGCGACTGGTGCTGCCGCAGGTGCAATCCTCGCGAAACAGGCTATTATATCGCAGTGCTGAATCACTGGTACTGCGGTGTGTGCTATCGCAGTTGGAAAAAGAGCGCCCGCTGGTACCCTGAGGATGCCGACATAGAGCGCAAGAATTTCGAGTTTTATGCACGACGTTTAGGCTTGACGGTATGACTATAGAAGACATGGTTAACCAAGAGCTGCGAATACATTTGACAGCTCTGAAAATACTGCTGCCGTATTTCTCAAAGTCGAGATACTCCGAGCAGATCGACCGCACTATTGACGATATTAAGACTGACGCCAAAATGCTGTTGCTGGAGTCAAGACGACAGCATATGGAAATGTCAGCAAACGTTAAGGCGTAAAAATGGCGCCTTATACGTTTCCGTAACTCATTACTATTCATTAACTTTACTGTATACCAAAATCAAGGTATAACAAGTCAAACCAATAAAACCAACAACAATGACAAAAGAAAGACAAGACACATCGGCGGAAGCTGCCGTGAATGAGCAGCAGAACACCGTCAGCCACAACCTGCGGTTCTATTCTCAGGGATGCGAAGTTCCGGCCGACGCCATCAAGGCGATACAGGCCGGCCGTCTGAGAGGGATGTCTGACGTCAACCCTATGTGGCGCATGAAGAAAATGACTGAAATCTTCGGACCTGTCGGCTTCGGATGGAAGTATACCATTGACCGGCAGTGGGTGGAGGAATATGTCACTGAAACGACCGAAAGCAAAACAGCGTATCAGCCGCAAGTCCTGCCTGAGACAGACGGACAGGGCAGAGTCATAAAACCCGGCATTGCAGAAAAGCCCGAGACTACAACCAGAACCCGCATCTATGAGGTAAAGTGTTTCTGCAATGTCTCGCTTTATGTCCGCGACCCTGATACAAAAGAATGGAGCGCACCGATTCCCGGCAACGGCGGATCAGCCATAGTGTCGAAAGAACGTGGCGGCGCTTACGTAAACGACGAGGGTTATAAGATGGCACTTACCGATGCTCTCTCTATCGCAATGAAGCCTCTGGGGATAGGCGCCAACATCTGGTACGGGCCAAAGGCCAGCGGCCACAACGAAAGCAAATACGAGAGCGCGACAAGGGATCAGGATTACTCCCCCACTCCAAGCGCTCCACAACAGAGAGCCAACCCCAATTATACGGGCGAGCAGCTCAATGCAGCTCTGAGGGAACTTGCGGATTGTGCCACCGAGCAACAGTTCGCGCAGATATGGAAAAAGTGGTCGGAATCAGTTCCGGCATTATGCTATAACGGCACTCCGTTTTATAATGACGCCTGCCGGAAAATCGAATCAATCCGCAACGCAAAAGCCGCAAAATGATACAGTTCAAACAATCGCCGGTTGTCTTCGACGAAGACAGCCACAGTTACCAGCTTGACGGCAAGAGACTGCTCGGCATAACGGGGCTTATACACTCGATCCTCGGATTGGGAGTATACCCCGACGCGAGCGAGCACGTCAAGGAATATGTCATTCCACGGGCCGGCAGCCGCGGTACGGCAGTTCATCATGCCATACAGACCTATGACCGCATCGGAGTAAGGCAGACCACGCAGATTGTGCATACCCGATATGGCAGCATGGAACGCGGGAACGCCTATTATGTCGACGAGACATGGGACGTCACCGCCGAACTCGACGCCTATATCAGACATCTCGACGGATTCAGACCATTGGCCAATGAGCTGACGGTCTCTGACAATATCCGATATGCCTCTCAGATTGACAATGTATGGCTCTGTGAGAAGACGCAAGGGATATGGCTTGTCGACACCAAGACAAACAACATAAAGCTTTATCCGCTGTGTGGCTACTTCAATGCCAGTTATTTCAGCTCCGGCGAAGATGCTTTGAAGGAATATCTCTCATGGCAACTTTCCATATATGCTGAACTGTTCGAAGCAGAAAATCCCGGCATCAAAGTCGAGGGGCTTGCCTGCAACTGGCTTAAGCCCGACAATGACGCCCTTTGGTTTATCGAACGTAAGCCGCCTGAGCTTGTCCGAGAGCTGCTGTCCACTGAATATATCTTCGGCGACAACGGCCCTATATATTTTCATCACGACTTGTCTGTCTTCGGAATAGGTTCAGGTCTCCCTGCCGGGCAAAAGGAACTGACACCCATCATTGCTCCCGATGCCGTGGACTACTTCACCCATCTGCTCAAAGCCTATAAGGATGCAGAGGCAAAACTTGAAGAGGCAAAGAAAGCTCTTCGGGCGGCAATGACAGTGCACAATGTCAAATCGTTTGATTTCGGTGCATTCTCTGCAACGATTGCGGCCGACAGCACAACCACTTCCTTTGATTCCAAAAGTTTCAAAAACGATCATCCTGACTTATACGAAAAATATAGCTCCCGGAAATCAAAAAAAGGCAGCTTCACTTTAAAACTAAAAGACAATGATTAAATTTACAGCACAGAACGCTCTTGTCCACTCGGTATCGCCGGCCATCGAGATTCCGTCGAAAAGTGGCGGACAAAGCTTTTTCAAGAGAGAGCTCGTCATAAACGACTCATGGGAACGCGAGGGCCGGCTTCACACTAACTTTGTCGTAATCGAGTTCTCAGGCGACAAAATGGGACAGCTCGACAGCATCTTTCCCGGACAGCGCGTAAATATCGAAGGCATGCTGTGCGGCCGAGAGTATAACAACAGAATCTACAATACCGTCAGAGGTCTGTCTGTCATCCCATATCAGGCACAGCCGCAATATGCACCCGCGCCGGCACCGATGCCCGGCGCATATACATCTCAAGGTCAATACCAGCAGGCTCCCGGCTACCAGGCCGCACCGATGCCCGGCAGCTATCCACAGCAGCCGGCCCCTGCTCCGGCTCCATCGCCCGCAGCTGCTCCTGCGCCGCCCCGACAGTCCTTTGACGGTCAGCACTCACCAGGTGTGGCAGACCTCCCTTTCTCGCCAAGCTGATGGATGCCAACCTCGTAAAGCGTAATGGAGTAGTTAGCATGGATAAGGATTTCGATTTCATGTGCTCACTACTTCGTAACGGAGAATATACGGTGAAAATCATCCGAAAGACAACGCCTCGCACAATATCCCAAAATTCATTGATGTGGATGTGGTTCAAATGCATGGAAGAGGCCACGGGAACCTCAAAGGATGATTTTCACGACTACTACAAGGCTAAGTTCCTGTCGAGGCAAGTCGCCATAGGCGGCCGATGGGTTACTGTCATCGGAAGCACGACAGACCTGAACACCTTACAGATGACCGATTATCTTGAAAAGGTAAAAGCGGATGCCGCTACAGAGTTCGGGATAACGTTACCGCTTCCTGAAGACCGAAGCTATCAGTCGTTCATCTCAGAATACAGAATCAGATAACACGTCGGACGGCCACGCGCCGTCCGGCTTTCTTTTTAATAAAAATGGAAACACAAGACATCAGAATCAAAAAAGTCAAATTGAGCAAAGGCGGTTGCGTCGAAGCGTCATATACTGACGCCGACGGTAACGAAATCACGCTCAAAGGAAAAAACAAATGTCATAATGACCTGCGCGTTGCGCTGGCGGCCCTTGTGCCGTATTTCGCTGATCTAACAGAGCAGAAAGAAGCTGACGACATCGACTGGAGCAACCTCGAGTCTGCCGGGAATGTCGATTTGCTCCGCAAGCTCGATGTTAGCGGCCTGAGCATAGGTGGCGACGAGAACAACCGCATCATCACGATGACTGGGCGCCGTACTCTTATTACTTCACGGGTGCTCAACCTGAATGCCCCCGGAGTTGAGATGGAGTCCGAAACTTTTGAATGGGGACATATCGACGACTTCGATCTTGCTGTTCAGAACGTCATCTATGAGACCAAGGAATATATCCTCAACCGCAAATGGGAAGTCTTGCAGACTACGATGTTTGACGGAGACCCCGACGACCCATTTGCAGCAGTCACACCTACTGACGATGCTGCGCCGGTTGAACAGCCTGACGAGAACGTAGCCTGAGAATGAAACCGATATATATTACCGAAACGCCAAACACATTCCGTCTTTCTTTTGAGTATCATAAAGAGCTCGTCAATATCATAAGACGCGTTCCGAGCGGCCCGAGATGGGATGCTCAGGAGAAAGAATGGATTGTGAAAAAGGAAAGCATCTGCTATCCTCCCGGGCGTGATGCCCGGTGGTATGTAGAGGCTTTCGCCCAATGGGCCGTTGCAAAGCGGTATTGTGCCGGCATCTCAAGGCGTAGCGAGACTCACGACGTAATATATGAGGTGCCTCCGATGAAGGAATTCACCGGTGAACATTATATGCTTCTCAATCCCTATCAATATCAACTCGAAGGAGTCCGCTATGCCTTGGATCATAAACGCTGTATCTTCGGAGACCAACCTGGCCTGGGCAAAACAATTCAGGCGATTTGTTCAGTTGTCAAAGCGCATAAGGAAGCTAAGACCTACGGCGAATCCTATCCCGCGCTCGTGATATGTCCGGCAGCGCTGAAAGTGAACTGGCAGCGCGAGTTCAAGAAGTTCGCAGGCATTAATGCGGTTATCCTCGACGACAAAAACCGCGACAGCTGGGAACGGTTCTATGAACTCAAGCGCGTCGACGGCGAACCCTATACCCCGGTATTCATAACAAACTACGAAAGTCTTAAGAAATTTTTCGTATCGGGAGTTAAAGATCATGCACGAAAGACGCTTCGTTCTGTCATATTCGACGAACGAATCGGGATATTCAATACGGTCATCATCGACGAAAGCCACAAATGCAAGTCAAGCAAAACCCAGCAGTCAAAATATGTTGAGGGAATCTGCAAAGGCAAGCGTTGGATATTCGCGCTGACGGGAACTCCGGTCGTAAACAATAACACCGACCTCATTCAACAGCTTCGGATTCTCGACAGGCTTGACGATTTCGGAGGATGGAGGCACTTTGTCGAGCGCTACTGCGACGGCCCCAAACAGTCGTCCAACCTGCGAGAGCTTAATTACCGTCTGTGGATGAGCTGTTTCTTTCGCCGGGAGAAACAAAAAGTACTGACGCAGCTGCCTGATAAGATGAGACAGTATATCACCTGCGACATCACCAACCGCAAAGAGTATGACGATGCCGAGAATGACGTCATCAAATATCTGCGACAATACCAGAATGCGAGTGACGATCGGGTTGCCCGTGCTATGAGAGGGCAGGTAATGGTGAAGATGAATATCCTCAAGCAAATCGCTGCCAAAGGCAAGATCAAAGCTGTTTCGGAGTTTATTCATGACATCGTCGACGGAGGCGAAAAGCTTATCATGTTCGCCTATCTTAAAGATGTAGTGGCGGCTCTTAAGCAAGAATTCCCCGAAGCGGTCACTGTTACCGGCTCCGATGACATCCGGGCCAAGCAGAACGCTGTCGACAGGTTCCAGAACGACCCGGAGTGCAAGCTTATCATCCTGAACTACAAATCTGGCGGAACGGGTCTGACTCTCACAGCATCAAGCCGTGTAGGATTTATAGAGTTCCCCTGGACATATTCTGATTGCGAGCAGGCAGAAGACCGCGCTCACCGCAACGGGCAAAAAAACGCAGTCAACTGCTATTATTTCCTTGGCGACAAAACCATCGACAGATATATGTATAACGTAATTCAGACAAAAAAAGGAATTGCCAATGAGGTCACAGGAACAACGACACAGATTGAAGAGGATATGGTCAACATCACCATGAATCTGTTCAAAGACAAATTATGAAACGGACATTCCGCTACAAAATCTTTGGCGATAAAATTTACATCCTCAAACGTGACATCGGTCTGTTCGGGCCTCAGCTGGAGACTGTTGCTTTCTTTGACACCAAGAACGGCAATGTAGAGAAAGCTAAGCAAATAGTCAAGCTGTTAAACGAGCGCGACCGACATAAAGAACACCCCAATCAAAATGACTGAGAAAGAAATCTTAGAGGCAGAGAAAGGCTATTCGGAAGCCAAGATACAGCATACTTGCGTCTGCTGGTTCCGTATGACATTTCCCAAGGTTGACCGTCTGCTGTTCTCTGTCCCCAATGGAGGTTGGCGGGGTGGTCGAGCCGGGGCCTCTATGGTCTATGAGGGTCAGGTCAAAGGAGTGGCCGACCTCATTCTTTTGTTCCCCTCGGGTGGCAAAGCGAGCCTCTGCATTGAGATGAAAGTTCCCGAACGTAGAAATAGCCGTGCCGGAATTCAGAGTGACCAACAGGTGCAATGGCAGACCCTCGTAGAGCGATACGGAAGCTCCTACGTCGTCTGTCATGGCCTGATCGAGTTTATTAATGCGGTTTGCACTTATCTTCAGATCAGTCCACAGAAATACATTACCGAAGCTCTTAACAAGTATCCGCTATATCGATGAATTATATCGAGCTGATAAACCGATATTGGCAAATTATGGAATCCGAGACGGAGCGCCGGACTTCAGTAGAGACGGAAATATATTTTCGTCTGCTTGATTATTGTAACAAGTTACACTGGAGGAACCCGTTCACGTTACCTAATCCACGGGCATTAGCATTAATGGCGATAACAAAGAATACACTCGCCGCAGGAAGAGAAAAGCTCGTGTCGAAGGGTTTGATCGGATTCAGAAACGGATCAAGGAGGAAAGCTGAGCCGGCATATTGTTTCCCTGTGAAAATTGATGATGAGTGGATATTCCCCGACGGTTTTGGGTCAACAGATGACCCAAAAACTGACCCAAAAAGCTGTTTTGGGTCAATAATTGACCCAAAAACTGACCCAAAAACTGACCCAAAACCCCGGGCTGTTAATAAGTATAATAATATAAACAAAAAACAGAAAACATGTATCTCGCCTAACGGCGAGAGCGCAGCGCACGCGCGTCAAACCGAGTTTAGTTTTCCGAAAGAGAAACGGCCGAAAAAGACAAAAACGAAAGATTCTTTTATCCCGCCGACTCTTGACGAGGTACTACGGTACTTCCTGAGCCAAGACGCCGAAATGCGTCTGGAAAATTGGGAGGAATGTGCCCGGAGGTTTTACGACAATTTTGCCGCCGTTGGCTGGCTCGATAAATTTAACCGCCGTTTAACAAGTTGGCAAAACCGCGCCAATTCATGGATATTCGATGACGAGCAACGACAAAAAGAAAACAGACAGAAAAATGAGCAATCCCAGACCTATAGGCCGGACAGTCCAAGAGGCGGCATACCAATCAAAGGGCGTGTCGTGCCGAGCGGACGGCTTAAGAGACGTGACACTTCAGGAGAAATTTAAATTTCTCGACGTATGCAGGTCTGTCTGCCCCCGTTTCAGAATCACCTCTGCCATGAAGCCGTTACTCAACGATCTTGTGCGGTGGTGCCTGATGCTCGATGGCAGACACGACCCTGACAAAGGGCTATGGCTGTGGGGCGACATCGGAACGGGCAAGTCGACGATGCTTGAAATCATCCGTGACTACTGCCGGATCATGCGGCCCCCTGCGTACTACCGCAAGACGTTGCAGCCTCGCGCCATGCACAAAGATGCCTGGGCTTACGGTTTCAACATAACCAACGCGAGCTATGTAGCCGGAATGTTTGCAAAAAACGGCTATCCCGGCATTGAGGACTATATCACAACATGTCGCCAGGCATTTGATGAGGTTGGCCGCGAATGTATCCCTATCGGATATTACGGAAACATGGAGAACGTTTTTCAATATATTTTTCAACGGCGCTACGACCTCAGACACGGCGATTTTACGCACGTCACCTCTAACCTTTCGCCTGACCAGATAGGCGACGTATACGGTGAACACATATACGACCGCTGCCACGAAATGTTCAACTTTGTAGAAATGTCAGGTGAGTCATGGCGGTAAAACTTGTTATTAGATGGCGCACCAAAGACAAGGGCGCCATCGAGGCCATCCGTAAGCGTTTCGCCATGCCGAGATACACAACTCTCAACGGCTTGGCACCCGCTCTGATTAAACCCGAAGACCGTGAGCTGTTCGAAGAATGTGCCCGTCGTGGTTTCTTCAGTATCCTCGACAGAAAATGGCGGAAAAATGGTGGCCAATATATTTTTATTTCCCGCCAATAATAGCTATCTTTACAGTATAACAAACTAAAAGTCAAACCAATAAATACCAACTATGGAAATTAGACAAATCCCGCTGTCATTGGTGCATCCGTCACCGATGAACCCCCGCAAGACTTTTGATGAGGAAGAGATCCAGGAACTTGCAGACAACATCGAAAAACAAGGATTGCTCCAGCCTATCACAGTCAGGCCCATTAAAGACAAAAAGCGTTTCGCCGTTGTCGATGGCAATGCAGACTTTCATTACGAATATGAAATTGTCTGCGGTGAGCGCCGTTACCGAGCTTCCCAGAAACTTTCCGACAAATGGGCTGAAATGGATTGTGTTGCACCCAAAGGCGCATCTTACAATCGGTTCTCCGAAATATCCGCCATTGTGCGTGAGATGAGCGACGACGAAGCTTTCGATGCGATGATAACGGAGAATCTTCAGCGCAAAGATGTCGACCCCATTGAAGAAGCTTTTGCCTTTGGTCAGCTCATCCAAAAAGGCAAGACATCCGAAGAGATAGCGGCCCGCTTTGGCAAATCTATCCGATTCGTTCAGGATCGCGTCAAACTCAACAATCTTATCCCGGAGCTCATGCTGGCTATCAAGGATGACAAGATGAGCATAGCGGCCGCAATGATAATAGCCAAACTTGATGAAGAACATCAGAGGCGTTACCATTCCGTCTATTCCAACAACGCCGGCGGCTTTTCCAAACAGACAGCAGAGAGTTTCACTCAATCTCTCTTCATGTCCATAGGCAACGCGCCCTGGTATCAGAGCAATGACTCCAGAGATGAGGATTTTGAAGGAGGCTGCGGCCGTAAGTGTTCAGAATGCCAATACAACACCGCCAATCATGGGTGCTTATTCTGGGAAATGAAAACCGAGGACACCGGCAAATGCACTGACCGCACCCGATTCTACGCCAAACACACAGCATTCATACTCGACATTCTCAATCGTTATGACCGCCCCATAATCAGGCGCGGCGCTGCTCTCGAAACTGGCGGCGTTGTAATTATAGATACTGACGAATACTGCAACCCTTCTACCAAAGCCCTCAAAGCTGCCGTTTTCGAGGCAATCAAAGCGGCAGGATATGAGGTTATCAAATCCAACGAATTATTCGAGGGGAAGTGTTGGTATAAAGATAATCGCCTCAAGCGAAATATCAAAATGGGGAATGTATACGAGTGCCTGCGACTCTTCACTTACGACAGTATGAAGATTGAGCCGGAATGGCGTTACTTCAAAGGCAAAAGTAACGCCGACGAAGATGACAACTCCACGACACCTGCGACATCGGCAACATCATCTCAATCCGTGGATGCCATGAAGCTAATTCAGAAACGCGCCCGGATGAAAGAGATCGCAATGGAGAATATCGCAGCGGAATCTCGGACAATGGCTAACAATCTTGGAGTAGCCAAGCGCAAAGGAGAGTTGAGCGATGCCGAGGTGTTCGCATTCCAATCTATTATCTTCTCTCTCTGCGGCTCCGAGATGCTTGAACGATATGGACATAAGGGTTACGGCAAAGTGACTGAACGCTCATTCATAGGCGTAATCAGGCAGAATCGGGCAGATTGGCCGATGTGGATGAGAGAGTTCATGCGCACCATATTTGCAAGTGCAGATATGAACTATAATGAACTATATCAGTTCTGCGCCGGTGAAGTGCTTGCGGAATGGATGCCCAAGGAATGGAGAGAGATGGTGCACAAGTTCGCAATGAAACTTGACAAAGATCTCGCCAAGAACACCGAGAAGCTGAAGGAACTCGGATATGGTATCGATGGCAAGCTACTCCCTAAGCCCAAAGAGCCCGCTTCATCTGCCGACGCTCCCCGAGCTGACAAAATATCTATTCCTAAGGGAAAAGACATTCAGAAGCAGTTCAAGGAGATGAAAGCCAAACATCCCGGAACCCTCATGCTCTTCCGAGTCAACGACTTTTACGAGTGCTTCGATGAGGACGCCGAGAGAGCAGCTAAGACTCTCAATCTGGCACTCACCACCACCAAGGGATACAAGTTGGCAGGATTCCCTCACCATGCCCTCGACACATATCTTCCCAAGCTCATCCGAGCAGGACATAAGGTGGCCATCTGCGAACAGCTCGAAGGGCTTAAAAATTGATGCTATGGGAAAGACGGATAAAATCATCCTTTCTCCAAAACAAGAGCGATGGTTAGTCCGGCACTTCAAACATACAAAGAACGATGAAATAATGAGTCGATTGGGTTTGTCCCATTCGGCTCTTCATCGTTTTGCACGCGAACTAGGACTTACTAAGTCCCGACAATTTATGAAGAAGTGCCAAGCGGCCACGACTCAGGCTGCGTGGATCGCCAATCGCTGCAAAGGATGGCCCCCGAAAGGTTATACAATCCCTCGAAGCCGGGAGTGCGGTTTCCAAAAAGGAGTTACCAATCTTCAAAGACTCGGGCACAAACGAGATGCTGAAAGAGTTAGAAAAGCTGCTGAATCACGCCGAGCCACCGTCAAGCGTGAGCGAGCGCGAATTATTTGGGGATTTGAGCAGAAAACCAAGTTAAAGCTCGTGACCAGTAGAAAGAAGATCAGCAGCCGATACGCTCTGCGCCGCCGTGGCTATGATATAGCCCGGGGTGCGAGCACAGCCTATATAGTTTGCGAGACCCGACGCTCCGCGATAGTCGAGGCCAACGCTATCAAAAACGGGATCCAGATTATTGAGCCATCATGAGCTACAGTGTCAAATCTATTCGCAGGCAATTTGCCGAGCATGGTGTGTTCTACACCGATCCTAAGCTTGCCCGGATTCTCAAAGACATCGTCTCGGCGGACGGAGAGGTGTCAGAAGTGTATGACCCCACTTGCGGGAGCGGTAATCTGTTGAGCGTGTTCCCCGACAGCGTGCGCAAGTATGGTCAGGAACTGAATCCGGAGCAAGCCGAAGAGGCGCGTATGCGACTTGTGAACTGTGAGATAGCCACCGGCGACACTCTTGTTGAACCGGCTTTTATAGATAGAAAATTCAGGCATATAGTTGCCAATTATCCGTTCAGTGTGAAATGGGAGCCAAAGCCTGACAGTCGCTGGGAGGATGCCCCGTGCCTTCCTCAGCCATCCAGAGCAGACTACGCGTTCCTGATGCACATCATTTACATGATGGCCGACAATGGTGTGGCGGCAGTCCTTGGGTTCCCCGGCATACTTTACCGCGGACAGCGCGAGGGGAAGATCCGGCAGTGGATTGTCGAGCGCAATCTTATCGAGAGCGTCACCCACATAGAGAGCGGCTATTTCGAGGACACTAAGATAGCGACGGCGCTTATTGTATTCCGAAAGGGCAAGACCGACGATAAGATCAGATTCGCCGACCATGAGACCGGCAAGGAATATATCGCCGATATGGCGGAGGTCAGGCGCAACGGATTCAATCTGTCAGTCAATAATTACATCCCAGACGAAGAAACGAGAATAGAGATCGACCCGGTTGCAAAAGAAATCGAGGCACGCGAATCCATCCTGAAAAGGTTAAGCGCCCAGCTCGAGTTTTCTAATGCAGCCATAAAGATTCACACAACGCTCGGATTGCCCCCGCTGCCCCCGCTTAGCGAATTTGTGACAGACATCAGACATTTAATAAAACGATATGAGTAGGACGAGAACCGGATTCATATATTCCGAGATGACCAACAAAGGGAGGCGTTCGACGAAGTACGTTCGCGGCGCAAAACCGATTTTTTGTTTTCGATGGGTAGCCGAGATACAAGTCAACGGCAAGCGCTACCGCAAGCGGAGCCCGTCGAGGAACGACGTAGAATTCTGGCTTGAGAATATGCGCAACCGCTTTGCCGACGAGCCCCTGCTTGTCGGAGCCGCCGCTCCAGCTTATTCAAGAGATTACACTAAAACCGCCAAAAACTCCCACTTCCACATCCACGACACATCCGAGCTACTAAACGAGAAAGAGAAATGAGCCAGAATAGTCTTAATATAATCGAGAGCGGAGCTAAGCGACTCCGACACGGATCTTACAAAACAGTCTATTTAAGCAGCCGCGGAAAAGGGCTGCCGAAGAAATGGCGTGCTGAGATACAGACAATCAGCCCCTCAGGTATCGTTCGCATACGAGCATGGTTCTCCGACAAAGAGCGTGCATTCAATTGGATCAAAGGAAGATAAAGAAGATATTTATAACCCGCATCAGCAATGAAGAAAGAAATCAAATCATTCCTGTCCGGCGTCACTCTCGTTGTCGGACTGACTCTCGTGTTCATCGTCCTTAAACAGACCGAAATAACATCATGGTCATGGTTGGCTGTCATCTCACCACTACTCGCTTACGCGACCATGTTGATAATCATGTTCATCATCACTTTATGCCTCTATTCCCATTATAAAAACAACCGTTAAGCAATGCCACCTTGCAATCGTTCCCCTCCCTGAGCCTCATAGCGAGAACTAACCAGTCATTCACCTAACCCGATCTTTACCAATGGCAATACCTCTGAACAAATTTGCCGAGCAATGCGAACAGGTAGCGATGGCCAAAGGCGATATAACGCCAGACTCTTCTCCCTCTGTTTCATTTTATGGTATTTCCAGAGAATGGAGAGAGTTGCGCAAAGCAACTGACTTCCGGGATCTTGACCTCCAGGGTTGGAGCGAAAGGGAGAAATGCACTGCCGACGTGATAATCGCGGCGTTGGTCTACCTTAGGCGCATTGGCTGCAATGGTATTGAAAAATTGCTCCGTGAGGCCCTCGAAATTCGCGCCCGGCAAAATACATAGGTTTCGTTAATGGCTATTCAGATGAAGAACAATAATGATGAAGAATAATAGCAATGACCGAAAACACAATGTTATCAATCAGTCTTCTGGATTACAACAGGGGACAATTACCCGGCCTCCCGAAGAATCCCCGGTTCTTTCGGGACAGCCGATATGAAGCGCTGAAGAAGAGCATCGCCGAGTCCCCGGAGATGCTTGAGCTTCGTGAGCTGATAGTCTTTCCCTATGCCGATGGCCGCTACATAGTAATCTGCGGCAATCTGCGGTTGATGGTCTGCAAGGATCTCGGATACAAAGAGCTGCCCTGCAAAATTCTCAGCCCTGATACAGACGTCAGGAAACTACGCGAATATGCCACCAAGGACAATGTCAGCTTCGGGGAAAATGATATGGATGTCATGTTAAATGAGTGGGATACGTCAGAACTACAGGATTGGGGCGTAGAGCTCACGCTCGAAAAGAAGAGCGATCCGTTCAAAGAGCGTTTCAATTCCATTACTGACGATACCGCCATCTATCCTCTTGTCCCTAAGTTTGACGAGCGGCATGAGCTGTTCATCATCCAGTCGTCTAATGAAGTCGACAGTAATTGGCTTCGTGAACGGCTCGGGATGCAGCGGATGCGTTCATATAAGACCGGCAAGGTCTCGAAAAGCAATGTAATCGACATTAAAGATGTCAGGGTCGCATTGGAGGGCGCAAGGAAATGAGCGACCTCAAAATTGTGATACCGTCCCACAAACGGCACGATAGAGTTTACGCAAAAAAACTCGTGAATAATCCGATTATCTGCGTGGCCGAGAGCCAAAAAGACCTCTATCATGAATACAATCCCGAATGCGAAATAGTGACTCATCCTGATGATGTTATCGGTCTGATACCCAAACGAAATTGGATGGCCCGACACTTCGGTGATCTTATGATGCTCGATGACGACGTTCATGCTGTCAAAGCGCTCTTTAGCGAAAAAGGTGAAGTCGGCGCTATTCGCGATCCAGACCGAATAACCCATATTATAGAATCGCTGTATGAATTATCGTGCCTTCTCGATGTTCACTTGTTCGGTTTTACCTCAGCCATCTCTCCTATGATGTATAATGAATGGGGATATTATTCTCTTTCAAAAATGGTCACCGGGTGCGCCTATGGCGTCCGCTACAACAAGAACGTCTGGTGGAACGAGGAAATCCGGCTCAAAGAGGACTTTTGGATAAGCTGTTACATGAAATATAAGGAACGTCGCATTCTCACAGACCTCCGCTATAACTTTGCCCAAAAAGGCACCTTTGTTAACGCCGGAGGACTTGCGGCAATCCGTAATCAGGAAGAAGAGCGTCGCTCGATATTGTTCATAAAAAAGAACTTCGGCGACAGTATCAACCTCAAAGGCATCACCAACAACGGCAAAGGTAAGACCAAACAGCTCGTCGAATATAATATTTCATGTAAATTCAAATTCTAAGCTACTGACAATCTGAAAAAAACGTCGTAAAAATGGAGGTCATAACGATTGCATATTCCGTTAATTTTGGTTACTTTTACAGAAGCAACCATCAAAATAACAGCAAGTTATGATTAAAAGAACTGTATCAGGATATAACTTCTTTGAAGTGAGCAGCGCGATGCAGAAGGCCATCCGACGGGCCGATGCGAGAGTCGCCGGATTCTTCGCTCTGGAGCTATGGCACTCGGGCTTTCGCGATTATGTCTGGAAGCGTCTGTTCACTATAAGCGCGGAGGACTGCTACGGACTCATCACCTCTGAGATTGAAGCCTTATGGCAAGGGCATGAGTTAGTCAACAAAAACCATCCCGAAGGCAAAGGCCGCATTTTCGTGAGCAAAGCGGTGCTTCTCCTATGCGAGTGCCGCAAGAACCGAGACGCGGATCATCTTCAAAACTTCATCTATGACCACAAAATGGCGGACGTAGAGCATTGGATTGAAGATGTGCGCCGCTATCCTATTCCCATACCTGATTATACTTACGATGTCCATACAGCAAAAGGCAAGAAGTATAATCGAACCAAGGAGGATTTTTTCAGAGATGAATACGAGGCGTTGCGGCCGAGAATCCCCGGACTGTTCGATGACCTCGTTCCTCCACCACCTATAAATCTTTTCGACGGTTCGGACTCTTAGTCCGGGCCGCTTTAATTTCCTATCAACCAATGAAAATTCAAATGTTTAACGATCAGCCGCCATTAGACAGGAAACTACTGGCAAAGATGGGCGTCACTACCGAGCCTGTGCCCGTATCGCCCATCGTCGATTATCATGTCAAAGTTTCATCTGCTACGCCAGAAAGAACTAAGCCGCTTACCTCTGACGAATGTATAAAGCTGTTCGGTGCGCGAGAGGCCGTGATGATGAACTTCATACCGCAGATGCTTACGGCGCTCGCCTTCGATCAGCTCAAGGCAATGATAATGTATTGCCGGAAGCACCGGCTTGACGAATACAATCGTCACAACAGGCAACTGCGGAACTGTATTGAGGAATACGACTCAGAACTTCGTGCCAGCTATGGCCGGGCGTGGTATACTTATCAGAGTTATCTGGCGAGACTGCGTGATGATGTTTTACTCGATCTATTCAAATGCTGGTGCACGTTCACGAATGAGGCATCGCGACAGTATGTCGGTCGCCCCCACAAAGAGATAGCGGCTCGGGTAACTCTGGCCCGCATGTTAATGACCTATGTCGAGGATTTCGATACAAGAATGGACAAAATCATCTCGGCACGAATCAAAAATACATGTAATCGCCGACAAAATCCTTACTGCGTGCTCATCTCAGTATTATGTATTGACATTGCCGAAACTTTCGGACATAAGATGAAGATAACAGATACGATGTCTCTATGCGTCAGAGTACTCGCCAACCGATGCCGTATTCTGGCAGACTCAATAATGGCGGAAGAGGATGCCGCTGAGAGCGCAAAGCAATGACATTTCTTGACAATTGTTAAGGTGGCAAAATGGCTGCGGCTATGCTTGCACAAATAGCTGTAAATTGCTAATTTACAGCATAAAACAATATAAGTCAAGCCAATAATCCGCGATAACAATGAAAACCGAATCAGACCTCAACGCTCTCATTCCCACACTTGTCGGACTCATCAGGAACAATGACCACGAAATCGGCAGCTCAGATTATGATTTTGATGATTGCGGCAGTTGCAGAAGCGACGACGCAATCGAGAACTATCTCTGCTACATGAAAGACGGATGGACAATTGAGGTCAATTATAAATGTTGTGGCGAATGGGAAAGTTGCCCGGGCGACGGCATTACACCCGCATGCGACGAGCTTATATCCGCATGGGGATATGTGACTGAAATCATCGCCTCTCACTACGACGAAGACTCAGACGAACTCTCAGAGTTCATCGACGATGATTTCAAAGAGCTCAGAAAGGCTCTTGACGACGAGCTTAAAGATATTGCATAAGTCAAACCAATAAATAAACTATCACAATGGCATTAAGAATCCACCATTCCCCCGTATATCAGGTAACTTACGGGGGTGGCTATTTCGGAAACAGAATGGCCGAAATCAACCGGCTGCTTTATGATCACAGCAGTGACATCCAATTTCATGGAGAAGACGTGGAAAGCTCAGAATGGCTCGCCATACCAAGGGCCGACCTTGTCATGCTCATTGCAGGGATTGCCAATGACAAAGAATCGTTCTGCGGGTGGCTGAAAAGTCACTCTGTCGATACGACGCCTGAAAACTTCATTTCGATAATCTGCAAATGGCTTGCCGAGAGTGACCCCAGAAATGAGTTTGTAGTCCTGACATGGTTCTAAAACTGTGAGCTATGGCAAAATTCATAGATATTAATATATTATGCTCTGTTTCGCGCAGGGTTGAAGGCGAGGATGTATTTGAGACCGTAAGAGAACCGATTCTCATCAACACCGACAAAATTCTTACTATCACACCCTTAGGGGAGCAATGTATAATAGCCCTTACGAATGGTGAGAGCATGACTGCTGCTCACTCAGCTCTCTGGGTTATTGGATTAATAAACTGCCAACAATGACAAAGAAACAGATCTCAAGGAAATACAACAGCCTATTGGCACATGTCGAGAACATGGAAATATACGATGGCCGTAACACCGTCGACCAGTATCAATGCGAAAAATGCCACTTCCGAGTCTTCACTACGTATAAGGATAAAGGCGTTACCCCATTTGCCATTCGCTGCCCTGTTTGCGGCGGTTCGATGCAGCATAACCGAACATTCAGCAAAGATACATTTCCTGAAGACGTCCGCGTACTAAATTGGTATCGGCCTGAACTCAAACATCTTCTCAAAATGAATGGACCCGAAATTGATCACGTTCTCAACGGAGGTTTAATATTAGAAAAATCATGAAAGATCTCGACTTAACTACGTTGGCAGAAGAATGGGCCGACAAGCATTTTCTGGACGACGTCGACATGCTAATGGACAGACCATGGCCGGAGGCCAAAGAGCGATATAAAGATATTCTCGTGAACTTCGGCCGCATCGTCCTCTCGAATCAATGGAATCGCCCCTGCGAACAGATCCCCGACATTAGGCAACGCATAATTATCTGCTATCAGTCTTACTATAAAGGTCGTTACCTGACGCTCTACATGACAGACCGATATTCAGAAGATGGTTTTAATGGCGGTACTATCAAAACCGAGAGTGTAATCGCATGGATGCCGCTGCCCGAGCTCTAAAAGAAACAGACTATGATAAATCCCGCAGCAATCCCCGACTACATACTGCGCGCCACGCCGATGACCGTCGGCGAGCTGAGAAAGAAAATCAAGAACCTGCCTGCTGATACGCCGGTCTACATCGTCATAGACAAGCTCTCTGAGGACGCATGGGATGAAGACAAAGGTCAATGGCGCTATGCCCTACCCCTTGTCTACGCCTCGCGCGAAAGGCTCTACAGTGAAGAGGGCGATGAACTTAACCTGTTACTCGAATATGAATCAGAATAGCCCATTCAAGCCAAACAAACCGGCTTTCCCACCGCGAACAGCAAAAGGCAGCGATAATTTGTGTGAATCTTGTCGACATTGCACCCATTCGCCAAATCTATTCCAACCATATTGGTGGTGTTCCTATTCCGGGAGGGAGATTAAGACAGTCATAACACAGTGTAAACACATAAATCAGAACTGATAATGAAAATACTTGATTTAGTCCTCAAACATAAGTGGTACGACATGGAGGAATCCGGCGAAAAGCCGGAAGAGTACCGCGTTCTCTCCGACCATTGGGTAAAACGATTCCTCCGCATTGACAGCGGACGCGAGGGAGCGCTGAGGTATCTTGCCTCGCTCCCAACAAGTCAAGTGTGGCAAGAATACACCCACGTCCGCCTCCGTCGCGGTTACACATCAACAACAATGCTCTTTGAAATCAAGAGCATGCACATAGGTTTCGGCAACCCCGCCTGGGGCGCACCCGAAGAAGAAGTATTCATCATCAAATTAGGAGAAAGAGTATGAATGAAGATTTTGAATATTGTACAGTTAGGAGCAAGAAGAAATGTCCTTTGCGTGAGAATTGTCTTAGAGCCGTAGAGCCGCCATTTAACTATCCGTATTGGGTTCGCAATGGCAGATACAACAAAGAAACCAAACAGTGCAACAGATTTATAGCGAGAGACAGCAAAGCAAAATAAGCCTACTCAAATATGCTTAATTCGACAACGGACTATAAGGAAGTGAGTAATAACGAATTAAAAGTGTAAAATAAGAATGAAAACAAACATAGCAACAACCCAAAAGCAAACAGCCCGGCTTCTGCAATGCGGAGTGTCGGCTGACACGGCGGATATGCACTGGGATAACAAGACTCTTGATGAACCATTTCTTGATACGGGAGAGGTTACAGACAAGCGCGATACTCCTGCGTGGAGCCTCAGTAGGCTGCTCGGGCTTCTGCCGTTCAAAATTCACAGTGGCAAATACGAATATTGGCTCGATATAGCTCCGATGGACTACGGCAGGCAATGGAGCATCGGCTACTACTGTATGGATAAGCCAAGAGTAATCAAGGGGCTTACGCATACCGACAGCCTTATAGAGTGTGCCGTGCAAGAAATTGAATGGCTCACCGCCAACGGCTACAAACTGAACGAGATATGAAACCCTATCGAATAAAGCATATCCCCACGGGGCTGTACTTCAAGCCCGGAGAAGTGAATCTGAGCAAGAATGGCAAAGTCTATATGACGAGTGGCAATATTCTCACTTATGCCGATAGCCCCTATGTGATAGTCAGTACCCGTGTGGCATCAAAAATATATAAAGAGACCAAAGATTATATCGCGTGGGTGTCGCAAACATACGGTCGTAATCTTATGACCGCACGAATCCCTAAAAATCAATTTGAAAAGGAAGAATTATGAAGGAACTGACAACAGCAATCCTCGCCCTGCTTGCCCTGACGCTGACGGGGTGCGAGAGTAAGGACATTCGAGAAGACGCTGGCTTTGATAGATATGACTGTATTACCACAGCAGAATACAACGGGCACAGTTATATCATCTACAAAGGTTATCGTAAAGGCGGCATTACCCACGACCCCGACTGCCCGTGCCAAAAGAAAGGAGGAAAAGAATGAAAACAACCCTCACAATCGAGCAATCCGCAGAGCTTATCAAGCGCGGAGTGAGCGAGAGACGAGCAACATCAAGCGTGTGGAGTCCGTCTGAAAACGCATATATACACCCGACATTCACCCTCGCCGATTTGCTCTCGCTCCTGCCGAAAGAGATTAAGCGCGATAGCTTAGACAGACCGTATGTGTTACACATCATAAGAGAAGAAGATAGATCCATCGCGGCATACCGGCGCGATTGGGATTCTATTACTGGAGCTGATAAGCGCACTTCGGAATTTATAGATTCACTCTACGAGTTGCTTCTTTGGGCTATCGACCACAACCACGTTAAACTTGACTGAGGATGAAAGCGATACATGATAGCTTCGGTATTTGGCGAAGCATGAAGAAAGAAACGCCAAAAGAAAACGGAGATTACTTAGTCTATACTGACTACGGCGAGATTGAGATAGCGTTTTGGGATGACAGTTATTGGATTGGCAATGACTCATATCCAGTAAGGGATGTTGATTTCTGGATGCCACTTCCGTCTGCGCCAAGTTTGACAAAATAAGGAGGAAAAGGAAATGAACGAGAAAGAAGTAATGAATCTGATGACAAGCCTCTACAATCAGATGGCTAAAAAGAAACTGACCTTTGACGAGGCTGTGGGGTTAAATCTTTCCTTGATAGTCTTTGCTTACAAAAAGAATGGTGGCACTAAACAGGCAATTCCTCTTTTAGTTAGAAATGTGTCTGAGTATCTTACGGAGGCCCTAAATGATATGATAGAATGAAAAAGAAACACCGCAGAGTCGTGTGCTTCACCATAAACGGCATTATATGCTTGATTTTCTCGCCTATCTTATTGATGGGAGGAATGGGCATAATTGCTGGGTGGGTGTGCGAAAAATTACTCACCCCAATGGCTGTTTGGCTCAAAACAAAACTGAGAGTATATGACTATGACCACGAATGAGCAGACCCCGAGCGAGTGCAGGCACTTAAAATACGACATGTGCCTCCATTTGACGCATTCCAATAATTCTTGGAGATACCCTATAATGGATTTGGAGGATAAGCATTGCCCCGACTACGAACAGAAGAAGCGCGAGTGCTTTGTCCAATTCTGCAAGGACAACGGAATTGACCAGGAAGTGAACATCAGCATTTTTGACGCTTTCGACCAAATCTTCGACCGCGCCTACGCCTTCGGAAAGAAAATCGGAAATTCCGATTTTTCTGACGCGGAGGAAGAGGAAATTCTCACCGTACCAAGAAAGGATATAGTGGAACTTTTCCAAGAAGTTCAAAAGACGATAAGCCAATGTAAGGGTACGGCGTTGGCTGTTCAGTCAGTAGGTATCAAAAATGTGCTTTGGTCTTTTTTCGGCTCCAAGTGCCTGCCGGATAATGTTGAGAGCTCCGAGCCTAATGTTGAGAGCTCCGAGCCTAATGTTGACAGCTTACCTCAGAATCCGACCGAAAATTGCGATAACAAAAGCCATATCTCAGCCGACTGCAACAAGCCAGCCGAGCCGAAGTTCAAGGTGGGCGATATGGCTGTGGTACGCGGCTTTAAGCATCCACTCCTTAAGTCGGATGGAGCGATAGTAACAATACTTTCGTATCACGACAAAGGAGATTTTTATTCCTGTGCGATTGCCCCCAACGTTGGCATTGATATAGATGCCAAATACCTCGAACCCTACACCGAGCCGACCGATTTTGGTAGAGAAGTTAACTTTCCTACCAAAAACAATCTCGCAATTTATCTCAAGAAATCGAAAAATTGCGATAATCGTCTCCAGATTGCAGCAATGGCGATGCAGGGAATTCTTAGTAATGAAAATGCGATCCAATATGCCATAAATAATTTTAGACTTCAGGATGGTTCGCGTAATCTCTATCAAGCAGTAGCAGAGTGTTCACTTGCCTTTGCCGACGCGCTTATAGCCGAATCAGAGAAATGATCTGGACATGGAAAATGACTGTGTCTATCTATATAAGGATAGGCTATGTTGGCAAACCGCTCACGACTATAACCGCGAACTCATAATCAGCCAATGCGCCTATCTGGAGAACTGCAAGAAGTGCGGAAATTATAAACCCCCAAAAAGAGAACATGAAACAGATCCCCGATAAATTGCCTCTGATTATCATTCTACTTTCCGCTATGTTTGTCTTAGGACTTCGCCTCGGTGTCCATTGCGGAAAAGACATAGGATATGATCAAGGATGGTTGGATTGTAGTGACGAACTTCAAGCCTCATTTGACAGTATCAGCAAGGATTATATCCGGGCGAGAGACTCATATAGCTCTAAACTCGATTCACTCATCGAGGAATACGATAAGCCATGAAAGTCTGGACTAAAGACGCAGAAAATGAATTGCGGGAGCTTTACGGTAAAATGACTGCCGGTGCTCTCGCAGTTCATTTCAACCTCACCAAGTCGGCAATATATCAGAAGTGCTATAAATTGGGTCTCAAAAAGGAACAGCCTAATAAAATACATCTGAATCGTGAACAGGAGTTGTGGATGAGAACGCATTATCCTCACATGTCCACCGAGTTTTGCGCGTTGATACTCGGCATTAGCCATAGTTCAGTAACCCGGCAAGCCCGACGCCTCGGATTGAATAAAACAGAGCAGTTCATAAAAGAGTGTCAGGCTCACACCTCCAAAAAAGCGCACGAGAGTCATCTTAAAAACGGTACATATCCTACCAAAGGCTATTTCTCACCCAATCTCCAGAAGGGAGAGGCATATCAGTTCAAGCCGGGCCATAAACGAATCAAACCACCAATCTAACAATGTTCAAGCGAAAAAAAGAAGTAACACAGATGACCATAGATCCGGATTTGTTTCGCCCCATAAAAGCTGATCCTATCAAATGTGCTGCTGCCCAGATAGGAAATCTAGCAGCGTTTCTAAGGGACGAAGTTGATGACATGGGGCATAAAGTCATCATTGAGACTGATGAAAAGGTGATAGAAATTAATGTCTCCGTAAGGAGCGTTGCAAGGGATTCTGATGAAAGGAAGAGCGACAATAATTCACCGGCAGGGGACGGTTGACGTTGCAGTTTGCAGCGTCCCGATGGACGATGCACCCCGGACATTCAGCAATCTTGTAAAGGCTATGAAAGAGCGTGCCCAAAGTGCATGGGGCGTGAGATTCGAGGAAACGCCGGATTCAATCACGGCAGTCTGGCTCCCATCCACGAGACTTCCCCACGGATGGCGCGAGAGCGTGAGGTTTATTCCAGAATAATCGAAAATTTTTCGGAAAAAAAGTGTCTGAAAATTTGTTTAATCAACAAAAGTTGATTATCTTTGTAATGTCATTAAGACAGAGAGATAATTAACATGTTTCACCCAAAAAAGATTTTCAAAATGAACGATGAGAAATTCAAATTGAGAATTATCGAGGTAGTCGCCCTCCTGATTAAGTTCAGAAAGATGACAGACAGGAGCGACAAGAGAATCCTCAGAGACTACATAAGAGCAGTAGTCAAAGAGATTACCTTAGTTTAGCGACATCCCGAAACAAAGAACCCTCCCCCGCAAGGGGGGAGCGGTTCACTTAAAAACAGACATAACTATGGCAGACGAAGAATTGATCAAAGAGATTATCGAGCGTGCGGAATCCGAAGAGGGTCAGCGGTTAGCTGATGAAACCTTTGCACGTTTGAAGAATGGAGAGGTTGCGCCCGATAAACTGGTTGTTGACCTCAAAAGAGAGGACATAGCGAAAGTGCTTAAAGTGTCCTACATCGCAGAACGCTTCTTTGGGCGTTCCCGGTCTTGGCTATGCCACAAGCTCAACAATGATATTGTGAACGGGAAACGTGATGGCTTTACCATTGATGAGCGTAAAAAGCTAAAGGAGGCTCTCGATACCATAGCATACGAAATTCAAATTTTGTCGGATAATTTGTAGTTAATTCCTCATCGTTCATCTACATAATCCGACGCCCCGGCCCGATTGACCTACAAAGTCAGTCGGGCTTTTTTTATTTGCAGGCAACCATAATTAATCATGAAAGCGTAAATCAATTACGCGAAATTCACATCTCCATAATGAAATGAATATAGGACTTATTGATGTTGACGGGCATAATTTCCCCAATTTCGCACTTATGAAAATATCTGCATGGCACAAAGCCAATGGAGATAGTGTTGAGTGGGCAATCCCAGAATTGTTCGGTAACAACTATCATCGAATATATGCCTCAAAGATATTTACGTTCACGCCGGATTACAATGGCAGGTATGGATGTGAGATTGTTCGTGGCGGTACCGGGTACGATATACGAAGCCGATTACCCGAACACATTGAGCAATCTACGGCAATGGACTACTCTTTGTACCCTCAATATCCTTTCTCGATCCAATTCTTTTCTCGCGGCTGTATTCGCAGATGCCCGTTCTGCCTCGTTCACGACAAAGAGGGCATGATACACCCGGTAGAACCTGCTCAACTGAATCCCAACGGCGAGTGGATAGAGGTGCTTGATAACAACTTTTTTGCTAATCCCGAATGGAAGAGCGCCATAGACTATCTCATCAAAGCCGGGCAGAAAGTAAACCTGCATGGAGTTGACATAAGGATAATGAACGAAGAGCAGGCATATTGGCTCAACAAGCTGCGTCTGCGCCGAAACATTCATATCGCTTGGGATTTGCCAACTCTTGACCTTACCGATAAACTCAGAGAGGTAACTCGCTACATCAAGCCTTATAAACTCATGTGCTATATCCTTATCGGCTTCAACTCCACCATTGAGCAGGATATGTATCGTATTGAAACGCTCCGCTCGTTTGGCATAAAGCCTTACGTTATGCCATACCGCGACTTTGAAAACAAACGCACTCCCTCGCAGTATGAGAAAGACCTCGCTCAGTATGTCAACAAACCAATGATATTCAAATCATGCTCCTTTGCCGAGTTCTCTCCGCGCAAAGGTTTTAAGTGTTCATCATACCTCCACAATATCAACCTATAATCATGAAAGCGTATATATCAATTCCCATCAGCGGGAGACCGCTCATTGATGCCAAGTGTCAAGCCGAGCGGATCAAGGCGAAACTGACCGAGCATGGCCACGAGTGCATAACCCCCTTTGATGTTTGCCCGGAATCAGGCAAGCCTTATGCCTACTACATGGGCAAAGACATTGAGGCTCTGTTAGCCGAAGACATCGATGCCGTTGTGTTCGGCAATGGTTTCCACAACTCCAAAGGCTGTCGGCTGGAGCACGCTGCCGCCGAAATCTACGGCAAGCGAATAGTCTATCAGTCGTGTTTCTATTTTCTCGATTTCACAACCCTTAAACCAATTCCTATCAAATGAAGAAAAAGTATCGTATCAAGAGAACCCGAAAGTGGGTTCACTCACACAATCGGCATCTATATTGCCCGACGTACTCCGTTCAGGTCCGCACATGGCCGGGACTCTGGATTGATGTAAAACAATTCAAGGATGAAGAAGATCCCGACTTTGCCCGGCGTGAGGCAGAAGAACTGTTAGACAAACTCAACGAAAAGTAAGACATGAAAGTAATCATCACAGGCGGCGAGGGCTTTATTGGAAAGGCGCTTGCTGCCAATCTTAAGAAACGCAGTATCGAGGTCATCTGTATTGACCGCCGAAGCGGAACAGAAGCGGGTGAATATTTCACATCTGCCAACCTGACGGATGTCGACTGCGTTTATCATCTTGCCGCACAGACATCGGTGTTTAACGGTAACAGAAACGACGTCATCCGAGACAATATCGAGGTATTCAAAATTGTGTGCGATGCTTGCGCCCGGCACGGAACCAAACTTGTCTACGCCTCGTCTTCGACGGCGGCAGATGGAAACACGACTTCGATATATGGAATCAGCAAGCGCTTCAATGAGGAATACGCCCGCTGTTATTACCCGAAAGCCACCGGCATAAGGTTTCACAACGTTTACGGCCCCCATCCGCGTCAGGGGACTCTTCTTTGGTGCCTGCTCAATCAGGAGCGGGTGAAGCTCTACAATATGGGGCGTAACGTGCGACACTTTACTTACATCGATGACATCGTCGAAAGTCTCGTCTTTGCCTATGGCAGCAGCCTTAAGCTTGTAAACGCGGCTAATCCCGAAACGACAACGACATTGCAACTCGCCGAAATGGTAAAACAATACAAACCTCTTGAAATAGAGCTAATTGCGCAAGAGCGCAATTTTGACAGAGACGAACAGCAGATCAATGAGAGAGTTTACTCGGTACCTTTGCAATACACGTCTGTAGCTGACGGCTTAAAACGGATATTCGAAGAGCCTCATAATGAATCTGCAAAGTAGAACCCACGCATCAAGTGTTCCCGTCGCACGGCATTTGTCGACAGACAGGAACACTTCCCGCATCACTAAATCTGTTCACAATTTAACGTCTCCCGGCATCATTTTTCAGACAATATGGCCTATATTTTCAAGATGGCACGCCCACCATGCGCATTTATCTCAACTCAAGCCGTGTTTTATGCGTATTCCGGAATTTTTTTCATGGGCGGGATAAAACCAAATTAAAAGAAGTATCATGATCAATTCCAACGCGCTTTTCTTATTCCTGATATGGCTATTAGAAGAGTAATTCCAATTTCCGACCTGTATTATAACAGAATTCCTTTCTGATTATATAGAACCCTCATCACAAAGACACATCATGGCAAAAAAACAGTCTGCAATAAAAGAACGTCGACTGACGGAGAAACAGGAAAAATTCTGTCAGTATTACCTTGACACAGACGGGAACGCCTCTGAGGCGTACCGTATGGCTTACGACACCTCAAATATGCAGCCTAATACCGTCTGGAACTCTGCAAGCCTGCTTATGGATAACCCCAAGGTTACCCAAAGGATAAACGAGATACGCATCGAACGCGCTGAGAGTTCACGCATAGAACGTAACCGTGTTGAACGGGTTCTGATGGACATAGTGACCGCAGATCCCAATGACCTCTATATTGCAGATTCCAGAACCGGCAAGATAAAGATGAAGACTCCAAGTCAGTTGCCAAAAAGAATGCGTAATGCGCTTAAAAAGATCAAAAATAGCCGGGGAGTTGTCGAGTATGAGCTGAACGGTAAAGTAGAAGCGGCCAGACTGCTTGGTTCGTGGAATGGGTGGGATGCACCCAAAGAAGTCAACGTCAAGAACAGTGGCAGTATGATGGGCGAGCTGCGCATAGGTTTCGGCAACGAAGACGAGCAAACATAATGCTATAGAAAATCGCCAAAACGCATCATAATGACACCGAACGGCTAAAATATCTCGGGAATATACCAAACTGCGTAAGGTCATTCCCGATTTTACCTTTCAAAATGCCATATTAAATGATTCTAAACTACAAGCTGTTCAATCCACTGTTCTTTTTTCTGCTGATGATCATGCAGAATAAGACGATCCGCAACATTATCATGTATGGCGGTTCGTCTTCTGGAAAAACTTACAGTGTGGCCCAGGCCATTCTCATATTCACGTTATGGGAAGGTTCTAACACGCTTGTGATGCGAAAAGTCGGCGCGTCTATCAGGGATACTGTATATCAGGATTTCAAAACCGCAGCCGACCAACTCGGAATAACGCACCTGTTCAAATTCAACGACGGTAATAAGATAATAACCTGTCTTCAAAACAATGCACGTGTCGTCTTCAAAGGTCTTGATGATGCCGAAAAAATAAAAGGACTGTCAAGCTTCAAGAGAGTCGTTCTCGATGAATTGTCTGAATTTGATGAAACTGATTACAAGCAGATCCGTTTACGTCTGCGTGGTATTGAGGGCCAGCAAATTATCTGCACTTTCAACCCTATCAAAGAAACACATTGGATTAAAAAGAAAGTATTTGACAAACAGAAGTGGCACGACATTCCGATGGAAGTTGTAATTGACGGCCAGCTCATCCCTGAAGAATTGACAAAGGTCAAGTCCATAAAGATGAATGAGCCGCGTATCATGATGCACAAAAGAACCGGCGAGATGATTGAGCACGCGCCGGACACAGTGGTGATTCAGACCACCTATCTCAATAACTTTTGGGTAGTAGGGTCTCCTGACGGAACCTACGGCTACTATGATGAGCAATGTATTGCCACGTTTGAATATGACCGCGAACATGATCCCGACTATTACAACGTCTATGCGTTAGGAGAATGGGGCGTCATCAGAACGGGGTCGGAGTTTTTCGGCTCGTTTAACAGGGGCAATCATGTCGCCGAGACAGTATATGACCCATCATTGCCTGTTCATCTGAGCGTAGACTCGAACGTTCTGCCCTACATCTCGATCTCATTTTGGCAGATAGCGATCGACAGCTCACAGAAACAAATCCGGCAGATTGACGAGATATGCGCCGAGAGCCCGAACAATACTGTCAGGAAAGCAGCCAGACTCACCGCAAAGCGCCTACAAGCGATGGGAGTCTGCAAGGTTGTTCTCCATGGAGACGCATCAACAAGGGCAGCAAACAATATTGATGACGAAAAACGTTCATTTCATGATCTGTTCATCGACACCTTGCAGAAGGAAGGTATTGAGGTCGAGGACAAGGTCAGCAACAGGAATCCGAGCGTTCCTATGTCAGGTGAATTTATCAATGCCATATACGATAATAACCTACCCGGGATAAGCATAATCATCGGCGAGAACTGCCATATGTCAACAGAAGACTACATGAGCGTCCAGAAGGATGTGAACGGTGGAATTCTCAAGACAAAGGTCAAGAATAAAATTACAATGCAGACATACGAGGAACACGGACACATTTCGGACACCAAGCGTTATGTCGTCGTCGATATGCTCCACGAAGAGTTCTTCGCATTTTCCAACCGCCGCAAGCGCAATCTCTATGCGCGGGACGGCGTTATTCATTTTTATAATCCTGAAACGGATTGCAAATATAGCCGGGAGGTAGTTTACGCGATGCCCAATGTAAATGGCAAGTTCGCACTCGTTCACGGCAAGATGTGTGGCGATAAATGGCATATCGTGGATGCAGCATTGCATGAGACGACATCAACGGGTGAGATCAGGAACACTCTGATCGACACCGGCAGTCCGCAGACGGTAATAGAATGTGCTCCTGCATACTTTCGTTTCGTGCGCGACCTGCGCAAAGATCTCTCAGGGGTGCGTGCTATGCATGAGGTGACAGACGTTGACAGACGCATAGCCGCCACTTCCGATTTTGTCCGGGAGCATCTGCTGTTTAATGAAGCGAGACTAAATGACAATGTAATGTATTCGGCTTTCATGACAAATCTTTTCGACTACAACAAGAACAATGAAAACAAAGAGGCCAGCATTGTTTTAAGTGGATTCATTCAGTTCGTAGTTAAGTTCGATTTTTCAGCGCAAGCAGCCTCAACCAACAATAGCACAAAGGATTAGCGCCCATTTTATGGGGCTTGCTTTTTTCAGTTTTTAGGCCGTTTGGCTCAACCTGGAATTTTAGTGCTTTTCTTTGCGACAAAAGAAACCGCATGAAATTCCTGCAAGGCATATTCAGTAAGAAAGAGAAGTCTGAGGCTCTGACAGTCCGGGAGGACACTCCCCGCCCCGTCAGTCAGGCTAACTCGGACATTAATGTCACTGACGCATGGAGGTATCATCAGATTCTTGCAAAGCTCGACGCACTCATACAGCCCTCTGTTGTCGGCAACAACTTCATAGAGATGTTCAAGACAATTCCTGAGGTGTTCTGGCCTATAGATTTCATTGCCAAGCGTATATCGGAAGCTCATTTTGACCTGAAGAGGACGAAAGATGACAGCATCGTATGGTGCAACCGTCTCGGAGCTGATGCCATTCTCAAGCAGCCTAACCCCATAATGACATGGCGCGAGATTGTCTATCAGCATTTCGTGTATAAGCTCGCCACCGGCAATGCCTTTTTCAGAGCTGCTATGGGCGAAGCCATCACGGCTGATGCCATCAAGTTCCAATGGTGTTCAAACTACTGGAGCCTGCCGGCACATCTCGTCAAGGTAGAACCGATGGAACACAGCTATGGAGTGCCGATGTTCGGCATCGCCAAGATAGACGAACTCATCAAGGGCTATACTCTCGATCTCGGTGCATATTCCGGCCTTACTATCCCATACTATCAGATATGGCATGATCGCGACGGCATACCCGAGCTCATCAGAGGTATCGGCTACATGAAGGCTCAGAGCCGACTGCTGGCCGTGAAGAAGCCTATTGCTAACCTTCTTGCAGTGTATGAGGCGCGTAATGTGATTTATCTGAAACGTGGCGCACTCGGCTTCATCGTGGCTCAGAAGGAAGACCCGACGGGAACCGTGGCACTTGAACCGGACGAGAAGGAAGAACTGAGAGATACCATCAACGCCAACTATGGTGTCGGAGAGGGCAAATCCCCATACGGAGTGACTGATATTCCCATCAACTTCGTAAGAACTAACCTCTCCATTACCGAACTCCAGCCCTTTGACGAGACGTTAGAGGACGCAATCAAGATTGCATCCGTATTTGGCATTCCGGCTGTGCTGGTACCGCGTAAAGACCAATCCACATTCAGTAACCAGGACACCGCCGAGAAGAGCGTCTATACCTCGGTAATCATACCGGCGGCCAAACGCTTCTGCGAGGCTCTGACAACATTCCTTGGCCTTGAACAGAAAGGTCTGTATCTCGATTGTGATTTCTCTGATGTCGCGTGTCTGCAAGCGGGTCTCAAAGAGCAGGAGGAAGTTAAGAAGCTCGTCAACGAGCGTTGCCTGTCACAGTTCAACAATGGTCTCATATCCGTCAACGATTGGCGTGCTCAAATCCATGAGGACGCTCTTGACGGTGAGATTTTCAACAAGACCAAGTTTGAGATGACGCCCGAAGAGATCGCCATTGTCGACAGGGTCGTCAAGGCTCAGGCGTCGCCGATACAGATAAATACAGGACGCCCGGGCGCAAATCCTGAAATCAGCCAGAACAACAATCAACCAAATATCAAACCCTCGAAAGGAGAAAGCAATGAATGAACAGATGATTAACCTCCAGTACGAAACAAAAGCACTGGACGTCACTGAGAAAGGTATCGTCACCGTAGCGGTGAACGGTATAGGCATCGAGGACGCACAGCACGACATCTCGATGCCGGGGTCATTCGTGGACACACTCCGCGATGACATAAGCAAAATGCGATGGTACCTCAACCACGATACGCGCCAGCTGCTTGGTGTTCCTCTGTCAGGTGAAGAGAAAGACGGAAACCTCATCATGACCGGACAGATGAACCTCAATAAGCAGATCTGCCGCGATGTCTTTGAGGACTACAAGCTCTTCCATGAGGCGGGGCGGACTCTTGAACACTCTATCGGCGTCAAGGCTCTTGCCCGTGATGAGGAAGACCGCCGAAAGGTCGTAAGATGGAAAATGCTCGAATATTCCACACTGACCGGCTGGGGCGCCAATCCTCAGACGTTTCTTGTTGGATTGAAAAGCGGAACCGCCGACCAGCTCAGAGATGCCGTAGAATTGATCCGCTTGGCTTTCAAGCAGCGCGGATATTCAGACGAGCGACTCAAAAACTACGATATGGAACTCAATCTGCTACTCAAATCCCTCAGCGGCGGCATGATAGTAACCTGTCCGTGTTGCGGTCATCAGTTCGATTATGACAACGAGCCCGAGCATACGTTCTCGCGAGAAGTTCAGGAAGCGGCCGGAGAACTCGTAATGTCAATTGGACGCAATGAAGCACGCCGACAGATAGAACGCTACCGCCCCGAAATCCAGACCGAAGTGTCGTCCATCATTGACGGCCTGATCGCGGCCAAAAAGGAAATCTCTACAAAGAGTATTGTTGACGCTTTTGCTTACGTCCGTTGCCCCTGCTGCTGGAGCCGCGTCTATCGTTCCAACAGCATACTTATTCCCGTCGATTCCACTGAGACCAAGGAGAAGAAGCCCGAGGACGAAGAAGGTACTAAACCATCACCCGAAAAGCCGACCGAAGGTGCCAAGCCTGAGAATGAAGAGAAGAAGCCCGGCAAAAAAGATGAAACCAAAAAGAAGTCCACCGAAGAGCCCGTTCCATCCCCTTCGTTCTGGTCTTCACTGGCCGCTGCTACAAAAAAATAAATATTCACCATTTAATTCATAGTGCATTATGGCAAAACTGACAATCAAAGAAGTTCAGGAGATCGTAGGCGTTAAGACCGCCGGTCTCCCCGACGAGCAGAAGCAGTTCGTCACTACCCTGCTCGGTGCATTCACCGAAGCAATCAACAAGAGCGTTGACGATATTGTCGACACAACAGCCCTCAAAGAGGCTCTCAAGCCTTTTGTAGCAGAGGACGGTGTAACCCTTAAGTCTCTCGCCAAGGAGAACCAGGAACTCGTCAATCAGGTAAAGAGCCTGTCCGAAGCCCTCGAAAAGATGAAGAAGCGCGGCATCGGCCTCGACTTCATCAGCAAGTTCAACGAGGCCTTCGACGAGATGTACGATTCGCCGAAGATGCAGGACTTCATCAACGACCGCGAGAAGTCGTCCGGCTCATTCCAGTTCAAGGACATCTCTCTCACCGGCAATGTAGTTCCAGGCGGTACTCTCACCATGACGCAGCAGAGCGACCGCGTCGTGACCCAGGCCACCGACAAGAAGCTCCATGTACGAGACTTCGCCACCGTGCTTCCCGGCGATCCCGAGTTCCCCATCTTCGCATTCCAGCAGATTCACCATGTAGACCGCAACGCCCGCTACGTTTCTGAGAACGGTATACTCCCGGAATCCAGCCTGAAAGTAAAGGAGGCCACCGCTCAGGTTTCCCGTGTCGGTCACCACTTCAAGCTGTCGAAGCGTGCGCTCAAATGCAAAACCTATCTCCGTGGTTTCGTCATGAACTGTCTGCTCTCCGGTGTTCGCGATGCCGAAGACCTCCAGATTCTTTTCGGTGACGGATCCGGCGACAACCTTTTGGGTATTACCAAGTACGACGGCGTTCTGCCTATCGAGAAGATTATCTCCGATGCAATCTTTACCGTGGCCGCCGGCGGCGTACTGTCTATCGAAGAGGTAGAGAACGGCCTCATCGTAGAACTGAAGGAGCCGAACGACTTGCTCATTGAGGGCCTGAAGGTGACTGGCTCTGCCGCTGTCACCAACACCGACCTCAACAAGACCTACGACGTAATCAAGGTCAACGACCGCCGCATCTTCCTCGAAGGGGCCACACTGGCCGCGGCCAACACCGATGCGCTGCTGGCCGCCGATGTCGCCGCCCTGAAGCTCACATTCAAGAACGGCGCATATCAGAGCATCGAGTCACCCAACAGCATCGACGCCCTCGAAACCGCCATCTCGGTGATGACCTACGCTCAGTTCGTTCCCACCGTCCTCGTGCTGAACCCGATCACCATCAACGCCATCCGTTGCGAGAAGGCAACCGACGGCAACCGTCTCGAAGTAGTCAAGGACATCAACGGCAACCCCGTCATCGGCGGTCTCCGTGTCGTTCCTTACAGCGGTATGCCGGTGGGCAAATACTTCCTCGGCGACATGCAGCGAGGCGCTCAGATCATCGACTACACTCCGCTGACCGCCGAGTGGGCCGACGACGTGAACACCAAGCTCAAGAACCAGGTAGTCCTGCTCGCCCAGGCCGAAGAGATTGTTCCGGTATTCTGTCCGTGGGCGTTCTCTTACGGTAGCATTAGCGCACTCAAAACCGCCATCAAGAAGTCGTGATCATGAACTACATTCTGAAAGGCGACCACAAAGAAGTGGCGAAAGTCATTCAGGAAAACCGTATCCGTGTTGACAGAGGCGTGATAGAGTTCACGCCCTGTCAGCCGGACCCGGCTCTTGATGTCGACAGCATCGCCAAGCTCCGCGAGGCGTTAGAAGCAAGTGAAAAGTCGTGCCAAGAAATGGCCCAGGGGCATGTAGAACTTGCAGCTGTTACGCGAGATGTTATCGCAATCATCGCCGAGAAAGGGATAACCGTTCCCGAAGGCCTTGCGGAACGACTTGCTCAGTTCGGTATCGACGTTCCCAAAGAACCCGAAACCGTGGAAGATAACAAGACCGTTGATGCCGGAATCGACATGAAAGAAGTCAATCTCGACGACATAAAAGACGTCGAAGAGGTAGACACAAAAGCGGTTCCGGCACCGACAGAGAAGAAACCCCGACGTTCTAAAAAATCAGAGTGACAATGCTCATCGACTGTTCTTATTTCACAAAAGGGCCGCGACACATTCTTAACGCCTCTCTTGGCACAATTCCCAACGCCAACGCCATCGAGGTCAACGCCGCCATCGAGGCCTATATCGAAGAGAATCAGGAGCTCTTTCTTGCCCGGATTCTCGGACATAGCCTCGGCAACCGTGTCAATGCCTATCTCGTATGTCTCGACGATGACGAGAAGCCCGTGCGCAATGCAAATATTGACGCTATTTGCGAGCATCTGCGTGAGCCTTTCGCGGACTATGTATTTTTCCACATCCTCCGCAATATGAACACACAGAGCACTATGACCGGCCTCGTCAGGCTGAAATGTGCCAATGAATATGTTGCGCCGCTTCGTCGTCAGGTCAGTGTGTGGAATGCCATGGTAGATAAGAACAGACTGTTTGCCCGGTGGAGCGAGTCTGCCGACTGTCCGATCGCCGGTATAAGCATCGACGATGATCTGCTTACCAAAATCAACAGCCTCAATCTATGAGACCCGACAGACAGAGAAGTCACGAAATCATAGAGATATTGGCCGATGTAGTCAGACTGACTTCCGTCGGCTGCAATATCTCCGTGATGGACGGCAAAGGAAGCTTCAGGACAATACAGTGCCCGGAGATCAACTACACTTTTGGCAACGCGCAATATGTCAAGGATAAGCTCGATGAACTGAGCAAGACTGTCCATGGCAATGAGATGAAGTTCCCCCTCATAGCTCTGTTCTGTCCGTTCAATGAGCAGCGCAATTCCCCTGACTGTTACACCAAAGCAAAAGTCCGAATCCTGATAGCCTGCTCAACTGCAAAAACGTGGAGTAACGAACAGCGACTGACAACATCATTCCAGAACATATTACGGCCTATTTACCGCCGTTTCCTCAATGCTCTGAAAGAAGACAGCAGGCTGGATATTTCCTACAGCGGGCAGATTGCACACGAATACTCTGAAAACTACTCTTATGGCCGATATGGGGCGTTCACGGGCACCGGGGAAGAAGTGAGCGAACCCATTGACGCCATTAACATAACCAATCTTGAAATAAAAGTCAAACAACCAAATTGCAGAAGACAATGAGAAAACTCAGAAAGTGCGGCAACGCACAGTTCAACACGGGTATCACCAAATGCCCGCCCAACTTCGGTAAAAAAAGGATGGCCATTATTGTTCCCAAGGGCACCAAGCTCCCGGCCAACCTGACGGCCGACGCTCTCGAAGAGCTCGCCCATTCGGCAAACAATACAAGGATATATGGCGTTTTCGACTTCGTAGAATACGCAAAGAACGGCGGCGAAGTCCAGACCTCTGCGAACGGCTACGGGCCCGAAGAGATCACCGGCATCTCAGCTCTTAAAGAGACCTTCACCCTCAGGAAGTACGCGCCCGAACTTCATGCGTCATTCGTGCGCGCGGGCAACCGCGAATGGGGCGCCTACTTCATCGACGAGGACAATATCCTCTACGGCGAGAACGACGGCACCGACACCCTCGCGCCTATCGACATGTCGTGTATCTACACCGATGTGACACCAAGTCCGACATCGTCGGCCGCTGCCACAATGTCCGTCACGTTTGCCTATGCCGACGTCAAAAAAGCATATTCGAATTATGACTATGTCCCCCTCGGGTTCAACGCTCAGAATCTTGTTCTCGGGCTTATGAACGTCCGGCTGGAGAAAGTTGGCGACACAGGCAACAGCTACAAGATGTTCGAGGTTGTCGGCGGATATGATGTCACCGACATCTACGGCCCGTTGATCGCGGCTGCCGGAAGCACAGTCGTCAACGGAACGACTACGGCCGTAACATACGACGAGGCTACCGATACGCTCACTGTTGCCGCCGGCAGCGGAAACACGCCCATCAGTCTTAAATCGCCTTCGGTATTGTATGACAACGGTATCAAAGGCATCGAGCAGGTCACGGCATGATTTTCGAAGGTGTCAATTTCAACGATGATGAGGTCAGGAAGCTGAGCCGGGAGGAATTCGAGCAGCAGCATATCGGGCTCTTCTGGCGAGACCGCGACGAAGCGACCCGTAAGAAAATGCTCGCCCAGGCATACGGCCTCATCTGTAAACCAGCCGGACGCACCAAGCGGAAAACGGATAAGTAATCATTCGGGGCGGGGATTTTATGACTCCGCCCCTCTGCTGTTTCACCTATGGACATCGAAAAAGTAACCGACATCATCCATAAGATCTCTGAAGGGTTCGAAGAGGCATGTCTTAAATGTCTCGATGACCACTCGGGAATAATTGCTGACGCAGTCAGAGAGCAGCTTGAGAGCGGACAGGACGGTAACGGCGCTCCCCTCTCCCCTACCTATCTTGAGGATGATTATTTCAGGAACAGAAAAATGCCCTGGCACAGAACCGACGAGGATACCGGCAAGACATACGTCGGCGCTGAGGGCTATCGTGACTGGAAGCAAGATATTACGCCGCCGGTGAAAGGGACTATGCTCGGGTTGCCGCCGCGTCCCGCTGATGTTCCCAATCTGCGCATCGACGGCACTTTCCATAGCGCCATCAATGCAAAACGTGTTGGTGACGTCATTGTCATAGATCCCGGCAACGGCAGAGGCCCCGCTATCGTCAGCAAGTATTCTGACTCGATCCTCGATATGGGCCCCGTGGCCGTTGAATACTTCATCTCGACATTCATGCTTCCGGCAATTGATTCATTCCTCAAAGACTGCGGTTACCGATGAGCTGCGGGTGCGAACATAAAAAGCTTGCAAGCGAATACGAACGTATGCGGCGGCTCGCTAAAGCGACTGCCCGGTTGCAGGAAAATACCGTCGTCCTGTATCGCAATGACGACGGCACCTTCGGGATCAGTCCCGATTTAGAGATTAAGAAAAACGTTGTGGAATTCATAACTCCATACTAACTAACCAATAAATCAACAAAAACATTACATTATGGCTGATGTCAAAATAACAGATCTCGTCCCTCAGGAGACAATAGATCAAGTCAAACGGCTCGACAGCGAAATTAACAAGCTGTACGACGACTATGCCAAAACGGCAATGGATATGGCCAAAGGCCTCGAACTCAAAGTCAAGGTGATAGGCGACATCGACAAGCTCCAGAACCTGCATATCGAAAAGACAACGCAGGCTGCCGAGATTGCCAAAAAGATCAACGCTGCCATGGCCGAACAGCAACAGGTCTTAGCCAACACCACCAACACCATCCAGCGCCATCTCGCGGAGCAGGAGCGCTCAAACAAGGCCCAGCGCGAGGCTTATACCGAACACGAACGGGTAAAAAAACTGCTCGACCAGTATAACGATACCTACGAGAACCAAACCAAAAGCCTCGCAAAAATCAAGATTAAGCTCGATGAGAACAAAAAGGCCCAGAAAGATAACGAAAAGGCCCTCGCATCCGGAAGAATGTCAATGGATCAGTTCACCGCCAAACAAGCAGAATTGATTGCCACACACCGCTCACTGACGCAGGAAAAGCGTACTCTGACGCAGATTATGACAGCAGAGGAAAAAGCAGCACAGTCAGACGAGACGAGCTACGTTCATATGTCGCAGCAGCTTGAGCTTCTGAAAAAAGCATGGAAAGATTTAAGCGAAGAAGGCCGGAACGCTGACTTCGGTCAAGAGTTAGAATCCACAATACAAGGACTCGATGCCCATCTTAAAGATTTAGCTGCTGATATGGGCGAGTTCCAGCGCAACGTCGGCAACTATGCCATTGCCGGGAAAGACGGAGTTGTAACTACAGATAGCGTTGTAGCCGCGTTGAATCAGGAAGCCAGAACAACACAAGATCTCATTGACCAGACGAAGATTCTTGAAGAGGCTAAACTCATGCTGAATAAGAATGACGCCAATTATCAGGCTACTGTCGACTCGCTCAATGCCAAACTTGAAGAAAATAAACGCAAGCTGACCGACGTAAGTGATATTCTTGGTAAAGAGGCGCGTTCTGTATCAGAGGCTGAGGCTCAGAATAAGCGTTTGTCCGAAGCGATGAAGCACATAGACTTGGCCTCGGCAGATGCAAAAAAGAGACTTGAAGAGATGCGCAGCCAGATTGAGCGCAACAATCAGATAATTGCATCTGCCACGGGCCAAAATGAAAAATTCGCCGACAGTGTATTAAACATTATCGGCGTAAACGCCAACTTTGGCAGCTCGTTCCAATCTCTCGGGAAAAACGGAAACTTCATTGAGGGGCTCAACACTAAGGTAAAAGCCTTTGGTCAGACCCTCATGGGACTTCTCTCAAATCCTTGGGTACTGGCATTTCTCGGCATAGCCGGAGTTGTGGCCGGGTTCAAGTGGTGGTATGACTACAATAAGGGGTTAATCGAAGCCTCTCGTCTTACTCAGAACTTCACCGGACTGACAGGTGAAGCTGCCGACAAAATAACGACGGACACGCAGGCGATTGCTGACCACATGGGCAAAGGGTTCGACGACACTATAGGCGCAGCAAATACACTCGTTCAACAGTTCGGAATCTCTTGGGAAGAGGCGCTTTTGAAAATCGAAGACGGTATTCAGGCTGGCGCAGACATGAACGGCAGATTCATTGAAAATATCAATCAGTTTGCCCCTGCTCTGCGTGATGCCGGCGTTTCTGTCGATGAGTTCGTGTCAATACTTGCCGAGACACGTAACGGGATATTCGACGAAAAAGGTGTTCAGGATATAATCAAAGGAGGCACCAGACTGAGAGCGATGACAAAACAGATCGCTGATTCTCTTGACGCCTGTGGCATCTCGTCAAAGCAGATGCAGAAAGACCTCGAAGAGGGTAATATTACCATGCTCGATGCTGTTCAGCAAGTATCGGCTAAGCTCAAAGAGCTACCTGAAAATTCTCAGGAAGCCGGTCAGGTCATGAAGAATGTTTTTGGCCGGACTGCTGCCGAAGGTGGGACATTGCTCATTCAGTCATTGGCCGATGTCAATACGAATCTTGATGTCGCAAAGGAGCGAATGGGCAACCTCGGCAAACTCAATATAGAGCAGATGGAGGCACAGAAAGAACTCAACGAAATGCTTGCCAGCGTATTCAAAGCGAGCGGAACAAGCTTCGAAGAAATGACTGTATCTGCCAAGACCTACATTATTCAAGGACTAACCGGCATCATCAAGGGTTGTGTTGACATTGTGAATTGGTTTATACGGATGTATAATAAATCTATAGCCGTCCGTGGAGCAGTCAACAGCATTGCAAGCACATTCAAAATAATGTGGGAGATAGCAAAATTCATACTCAAACAGTTAGTCGACTCTTTCAAAGCAACCGGCACCGTGATAGAAGGAGTTGTAACCCTTGACTGGGAAAAAGTCAAAGAGGGTTGGAGTATGGGTATGAATGCTCTCAAAGGCAATGTAGAGACTATGGCTAAAAACATAGCTTCGAGTGTAGCCACGGCATACAACAACACCCTAAAGGATGAAATGCAAGAAATATCGATTGGGAACAACGCCAACCTCACAGGCGTTGGCGCACGCAATTCGGCGGATACTACGCGAAAAAAGCCACAGGGAATTGAAACCGAGGCTGAGAAAAAAGCACGTGAAAAAGCTGCGGCCAAAGCTGCTAAAGAAGCGGAAAAGAATGCAAAAGAAGAATTAAAACGTATTAATGAACTCGAAGAAGCCAAAATTAGCGTCATGGCCGACGTCCATGAGAAAGAACTTGCCCAGATCCGATTAAAATTCAAGAAAAAGATTGATGAGATCAGAGGAAACGGTGATACTGAAATTGCGTTACGAGTGCAGTTGGCGGCTCAGTGTGAAAAAGAAGTTGCCGAATGTGAGCTAAGGTATCAGAGCGAACTCTCAAAAATCAACCTCGATAACCGATTGGCGTCTGTCGAAAAAGGGAGCGAAGAAGAGCTCACTCTAAAACTCGCCAAATTAGAGGCCGCGCGTGCCGCTGAACTGAAGGAGGCCGAGAAGACCGGTGCAGATGTGACTTTCATTAATGCCAAATATGATAAAGAAAGGCTGGAGCTTCAGGAAGAGCACGCCGCCAATATGGCCGACCTCATCGAAAAGCAATACGCCGATGAAAATGATACCGCTGAGACTCAATTCATTCTTGAGATGGCCGCGTTACAGAAAGAGCACAATAAGAGACTTGCCGCTGCAAAAGGCTATCAATCGAAGATGGAAAAAGCCGAAGAAGATTTTCAGAAAAAATGCGACAAACTCAACAAAAAACATGCTATTCAGCGTGCTAAGGATGTTGTCGAGATGTATAAAAAAATGCTCGAAACGGCCAATCTTCCAGAAAACCTCATTGAAGATTTGCAGCGCAAGCTCGAACGCGCCAAAGCTGAGCTTGACAAACTTGAGGCCGAGATGAATCAGTCAACTAATGACTGGAACTTTATAGACCCAGAGTTTATTAAAGATTTTGAAAAATGGGGCAATCTGGCTCTTGAGGTGTTCAGCGCCGTTAACGACGCCATGCAGGCGTATTACGACAATCAGATTTCCAAAATCGAAGAGTTGCAGGAGGCTAATGAAGCCGCCGGTGAAGCAGAACAGGAGCGCATTGCCGACCTTGTCGAAAAGAAAGTCATCTCAGAGGAAGAAGGCGAAGCCCGCAAGCGTGCCGCAGAAGCAAAAACAGCCAAGCAGAATGAGGAATTTGAAAAGAAAAAACAGAAACTCAAACACAAGCAAGCTATCTGGGATAAGACATATTCCATTTCTCAGGCAACTATGTCAACTGCGTTAGCAGTCATGAATGCACTAAATACAAAACCGTTTATGCTAGGTCTCGCCCTTGCTGCAATTGCAAGCGCCATGGGCGCCGCTCAAATTGCCACTATCGTGGCCACTCCGATTCCGGCCTACGCCAAAGGCACAGATTCTCACCCGGGAGGCCCTGCAATTGTAGGCGACGGTGGCCGTCATGAGCTTGTGCTCTTTGACAACTCCGCGTGGATTACCCCAGACCGGCCTACCCTATGCGAAATCCCCGCCGGCGCCGCCGTAATACCTGACATCATAACATACGGCAATATCGCCGGCCCCGTATTGGATATGCCGTCGGAACTCATAGAACGCCCCGCCCCCAAACCATACGACGACACAGAGATACGTCGAGGTTTGTCGGAAGTGCGTCGCGGCGTGTCAGAAGTTGCCAATCTTCTAAGAGCGCAGATTAAGCAGCAGCATGCCGACGCCTACGACGCCCAATATGAACTGTTCAAGTCGAAGATATGAAGCAAAAGCTTGAAGAACTGACTATCGGCCAGTTTGTCGACCTTATCTGCGGCGACGTAGGCGTCCTGTTGGGGCGCCATGAAATAGCGTCGCCACAGAGACAGGCCGCGGCCATACGCGATATTGTTTTTGAATACCGAGAGCTTTCCGACAGAGCTGGCGCACAGTCATATCTCTCGAATATCGAAGAGCTCATCAGAAACAAGGTAAGGATGTCGATCTTCTCCGAATGTCTCGAACTTGTCAGAATCAGAAAGTATGAGACTGCCCGGAATATTATGGAGCAGTTGGGCATCGGCGTGACAAAGATGAACGACGAGCGGCTTACTGCTGAAATAAAATCGCAGCTCGCACGTGCAAAGCAAGCTGAGGCGCGCGCAAAAGAGAACAGCCATGATCCGGACAGTGATGCAGCCGAGATACGCCGCTCTTTCGACGAACAGACCGCAGCACTCATAGCCTTCTTCAAATTCCAGATTGACACGGAAACGATGAAAGCAACCATCTATGCGCTCCTTGTTGCCCGATATAATCGCGAAATAAAGGCGCAGCTCGCCGCTATGAACAAAAAATGAATTGACATAGTGCGCATCCATTTGACCGACGAGCATGACAAAAGCTGCCACAAGGTAGGTTTCTAAAATGTTTTTTCTGCCGTGTCCTCCGGGGCACGGTTTTTTTTAATTTGGACTGACAAAATTCACTCTCGACCGCACTTTTATAGGCTTTATCAGTGAGGCTGTGTCGTAATTAAGGTTTACGGCGCAGCCTCTGATTTTAGAGCCTTGAGGAGCAGATATTTTTTAGGCGACTGATTTTTGTGGATTTTTCCAAAATATCGGA